CCAGCCCTGCGAGTCGCATCAGGGCTTTAGAATTGCTAGGCAAGCTAGGCGGCGTTGCTGCCTTCGAGAAGCCCTCAGAAGAAGCTAGCGTATCCCAAGACGCTGAGACCGTATCTAAGGCCCTGAGAGAGAAACTAGAACATCTAATGAAAACAGGCACTTAACCGAATATAGGTTAATCTTTCCATAATCCACCTTATGCGGGCAACATGGGAAAGACTATTAGAATCAATAGGTTAGCGCTAGGCTAGTGCTAGGTGATAGGTCAGCATCATTGGCCTAACGCTAGATGTTCATGGTTTGTTCTGGCATGTTAGATGTAGGTTAGTGGTAGCAGATAGAATCCAACCAGGGCAGGCTAGACGGGGTTCTGATCTGGCATGGCTGGACCCCACCCACGGGGGGGAAGGGGGTAATCAGCGAACGCATGCGTGTGGGTTTACATAGTATTCCACACCAATCTTTTCATAAATTTTCACTTTCCAATCTTTTCAACCACTTACTCCCCCACATTTCCTTATCACCTTCACAATTCACTTCACCTAAACTATGGCATATATGTTATAGTTTCTATGATTCGCGCAACTTTCTTACTTTCACTCGCTGACGAGATTATAATTTGTTGCGTGGACCCCCACCCCCTTTGTAATTTTATTACTTTGTTTCATATTTCTGTATATGGAAACCACCCCCTTTGCAATTTCTGGTCCCCTTTGATAGCCGGTATTGCTATCAGGGGTAGTTATGACGCCTAGTCGGTTTCTTGATGTATTGGCTGCTATGTTGTTTATTGTGGCGGTCTTTGTGGCTGGCGCGTTTATAGGGTCATGGCTGATTGTTATGTTAATAGCGGTATTGTTTTAGGGGTTGTAATGTTGGTGATCTTTCTCTAGGTTGTATTGGTGTCTATCCTCCGTAGGCATGTGTCTCCTTTTGAAACTTGCCCGGTGGCTTTAGGGCTGCCGGGTTTTTTTTGGTGATTTATGGACGCTGCTGCTATTGCTCAGATATTGCCAAAGTTATCTTCGATGCCGATTGCGGATCAGGTTGAGTTGTTGAAGCTGTTGGAGGGTTTGGAGGACGCTAAGGATAAGGAGAAGGCTAAAGGCGACTTTCTTACATTTGTGAAGCGTATGTGGCCTGGGTTTATTGAGGGGCCACATCACAAAATAATGGCCGATACTTTCAATCGCGTCCTCAAGGGGGAATGTAAGAGGGTTATTATTAATATGCCCCCTCGTCACACAAAATCGGAATTTGCTTCATATTTATTGCCCGCTTGGTTTATGGGTAATTATCCAGAAAAGAAGATTATCCAAGCCACCCATACTGCTGAGTTGGCGGTTGATTTCGGGCGCAAGGTTAGAAACTTAATCAAAGACGATGCTTTTGGTGATGTGTTTCCTGGGGTTGGGTTGCGGGCTGACTCGACTGCTTCTGGCCGGTGGAACACTACATCGAATGGCGCCTATTTTGCCGTGGGTGTTGGTGGCGCTATTGCTGGTAAGGGCGCTGATCTATTTATCATTGATGACCCTGTTTCAGAACAGCAGGCTATTCAGGCTGCTCATGATCCTAAAGTATTTGAGAAGGTGTATGAGTGGTATTCCTCTGGCCCTAGGCAGCGGCTACAGCCTAATGCGGCTATTGTAGTGGTGATGACCCGCTGGGGTGTTGGTGATCTTACAGGGCGCCTTGTGCAAGCCTCTATTGACCGTGGGGATGGGGACCAATGGGAGGTGATTGAGTTACCTGCTATTCTCCCATCCGGTGAACCTATGTGGCCTGCGTTCTGGTCAAAACCCGCCCTAGAGGCTTTGAAGGCCGAACTGCCCGCATCCAAGTGGAACGCTCAGTACCAACAGCAACCCACCTCAGAAGAAGGGGCTATTCTCAAACGAGAATGGTGGCGCCGTTGGGATAAGAAGCGGTTGCCCCAATGTGAATACATTATCATTGCCTCGGATACCGCCTTCACCAAAAACAACCGGAGCGACTATTCGGCCTTTACCGTTTGGGGGGTATTCGAGAACGAGAATGAAGGCGGGTCTAACATTATCATGTTGGACGCCTGGAAGGATCGTTTGGAGTTCCCTGATCTGAAGGCTAAGGCCATTGAGATATATAAGGAATGGGAGCCTGATACCTTCCTGATTGAAGCCAAGGCGTCCGGGTTGCCTTTGATCCATGAATTGAGACAGGCTGGGGTGATGGTTTCTGAGTTCACCCCTACCCGAGCATCCGGGGATAAGGTGATGCGCGCTAATTCTATCTCTGACATATTTGCATCAGGGGTTGTTTGGGCGCCGACCGGTAATTGGGCTAATGAAGTGATTGAGGAATGTGCTGCCTTTCCTGTTGGGGCGCATGATGACTATGTTGATACTGTCATTATGGCCCTTATGAGGTACAGGCAGGGTGGTTTATTGAGGCTTCCAAGTGATGATGAGGACGATTATAGTCCACCCGCTAGGGCTGAATACTATTAAATGGCTTGACAGGGGTGTTTTACTTGGACCATACCCCGATTATGGAGAGTTTGAATGAGTGTTGAAAAGCCTCTTGAGTATTCATTGGACGGGGGCGCCCCTGACCTTACTATTGGTGTTTTGAATCCAGAGGCCGTCACCATTGAGACTGAAGATGGTGGCGCCATTGTTATCTTTGGTTCTGAAGAAGATGGTGAACCGGAGTTTGGTTCTAATCTAGCTGAGTATATTGATGATAGTGTTATTGGTTCTATTTCCCAGGAACTTATTGCCCATTTTGATAATGATTTGAGGTCTAGGGCTGATTGGGAAAAGACATACAAGAGTGGTTTGGACCTTCTTGGTTTGAAAATTGAAGATCGTTCTACCCCTTGGGCTGGGGCTTGTGGGGTGTTTCACCCTATTCTGTCTGAAGCGGCGGTTAGGTTTCAGTCTCAGTCTATTATGGAGACTTTCCCTGCCGGTGGCCCCGTCCGAACCCATATTGAGGGTAAGGTCACACCAGAGAAAGAGAAGCAGGCCCTTCGAGTTAAGAATGATCTAAACTATCATTTGACTAAAAAGATGAGTGAGTACCGTTCCGAGCATGAACGGCTGCTGTTTAACCTTCCCTTGGCTGGGGCCGCGTTTAAGAAGGTGTATTTTGACCCTTCATTCGGGCGCCCTGTAGCAATGTTTGTGCCAGCAGAAGATTTAGTGGCGCCATATGGGGCTTCTGATTTGTTTTCCTGCCCCCGCTATACCCACATTATGTATAAATATCCTAATGAATTGAAGAAGTTGCAGGTTTCAGGGTTCTATAGGGACATTGATTTGCCCGAACCCGTAACGCAGATCAGTCAAATTCAGCAGAGTAAGAATGAATTGACGGGCGAGACTGAGGCTAATGCTGATGATCGCCACCAACTCCTTGAAATGCACGTCGAATTGGACATTGAAGGGTTTGAGGACAAGGGGGAGGACGGCGAACCTACGGGTATTGCCCTTCCTTACGTTGTCACTATTGATCGCCAGAGTGGTTTGGTGCTGTCTATCTATCGGAACTGGCGCCAGGATGATCCGCTGAAGCTGAAGCGGATGCACTTCGTTCAATATGGGTATGTTCCTGGGTTTGGGTTCTATGCCTTTGGTTTGATTCATTTGATTGGTGGTATTGCCAAGTCTGCCACGTCTATTCTTCGGCAGCTTGTGGATGCCGGGACGTTGGCTAACCTCCCGGCTGGTTTGAAGGCTCGTGGATTGAGGATTAAGGGCGATAGTACGCCTTTGATGCCGGGTGAATTTAGGGACGTTGATGTTCCTTCTGGCGCCATTAAGGACGCTATTACCTTCCTTCCGTACAAAGAGCCCTCTCAGGTGCTTGCCGCCCTATTGGGGACTATGGTGGAAGAGGGGCGCCGGTTTGCTTCTATTGCTGACTTGCAGATTGGGGACTCGAATCAACAGGCCCCGGTAGGCACCACGCTTGCTCTTATGGAGCGGGCGATGAAGGTTATGTCTGCCGTCCAAGCGAGGCTCCATGCTTCCTTGGCGCAGGAGTTGGATATTCTGGTCGAGATTATCAAGACCCACGCGCCTGATGAATATGAGTATGAGACTGATCCAGGCGCTACCCGTGGTAAGGATTATGATGACCGGGTAGATGTGATTCCAGTTACCGACCCTAACGCGGCTTCTTTGTCGCAGCGGGTGGTTCAATATCAGGCAGCCCTACAGTTGGCGGCACAAGCCCCGAATATGTATGACTTGCCTGAACTGCATCGGCAGATGCTCGCTGTGCTTGGTATCAATGATATTGACAAAATTATCCCTTCGACCAAAGACAAACGGCCTGCCGACCCCATTTCTGAGAATATGGATATTCTGAACGGCAAGCCCGTCAAAGCGTTCATTTATCAGGATCACGAAGCCCATATCCAGGCCCATATGTCTGCCATGCAGAACCCTCGCATTATGGCGCTGGTGGGGCAGAACCCGATGGCAGGCTCTATCCAGGCCGCTATGATGGCCCATATCAATGAGCATATCGCCTTCCAGTATCGCCGGGAGATTGAAGAGCAGCTTGGTGTGCAGTTG